TTGGGAGTATTTGTTAAGATGAATCTGCTTGGTTGTCCTTACCCTATTGTTAACACACCACAAGGTTTGTTGCCTACCATTTATGACGTGAATGTCATAAAAGCAGACCTTTTGCAGTTAATTTTAACTAATCCCGGCGAAAGAGTCATGATGCCAGAATATGGCACAGCACTAAGAGTGCTGCTATTCGATCAAAATGATCCTCTTATATATGACAAGATTAAAGCTGCCATAAACAGTGCCATAGCAGTGTGGGAGCCTAGAATAGTTGTTCAAGATGTTTCTGTCACTGATGCTAATGGCAACAACAATCAGGAATTATCAATGGCATCAAATATGGATTCTAATTCCGTTTATGTGGCTATAAGATTCCTAGTTCCTGATAATATTAATGCTGTCGAGAGATTGGTAATTCAGATACCTACAGGAGTATGAAATGGCTGAATTGTGTCCTTTTGAAGTAGTGCCTTATAAAATTACGACTAATCCAAATCGCCCTAGTCCTGTAAGCTTAAACTACACCAACCAAGATTTTTGGAGTTTAAAGAATAGGCTAATAACGTATTGCAGGGACAACTTCGGAACCGAATTTACCGACTTTATAGAGTCCAGTTTAGCAATTATGCTTATTGAAAACTGGGCATTCGTTGGCGACACTTTATCATTTAAGATTGACCAAGTTGCAAACGAACTTTTTATCAATACTGTTACTGAACTTGATAGTGCTTTTAGGTTGGCAAAACTAGTTGGTTTTCAGCCGACACCGCCAATAGCAGCAAAAAGCCAATGGACAGCTAGGATTTCTACTCCACAAGAAATTAACTTGGAAATACCAACTCCTTTAGACGTCAACTTGGTTTCCAATGAGGTTCCTTTGGTAATAGAACTGTTTCCAGCAGATCAATATATGCGACCAATTTTTGACCAGCCCATAATTATTCAGGCTGGCAGTTTAAGCAACAGCAACGTTGTGGGCCTAGAGGGCCAAACATATTCTCAAAACTTTGTTGGAACTGGACAGATCAATCAGGTTTTGACTCTAGAATTTGCGCCGGTACTATTAGACAGTGTCAGAGTATATGTCGATGGGCAAAAATGGCGGCAGGTGCAATTTTTTACCAGCAGCCAACCTTTGCAAGAATACATGATTGAATACAGCAGTCAGTATCAAGTTTTTGTTACATTCGGCAATAATAGGGCTGGATTAGCACCTGCACTTGGCAGCACCATAACCATAGTATACAGAGTGGGTGGTGGTGTAGTTGGAAACATTGTCAGCAATTTCGTCAGTCAAGATATTCTTATACCCCTTGAAGTTTTAGGCTACAGTGTGCCAGTAAATCTATCAAACTACACCAGAGGTCAATTTGGTTATGATGGAGACACTGTGGAGGACATACGAAGAAAACTACCGGCGTATGCGAATGTGCAAAACAGAGCTGTTACAGGAAGCGATTATAAAAACTTGGTTGACCTTTTTGTTAGTCCATATAACGGGCAGACAGGCAAAGGCATAGCCGCCTTGAGACACAGCGGATGTTCTGCCAACTTAATTAACATTTATGTTTTGGTGAAAAATGGGGTAGACGGACTAGTTGTGCCCACATCTCAGTTCAAGCTGGAACTATATGAATATCTTGACACCAAAAAAATGCTGACAGATCACATTAACATACTTGATGGTGTCATAATTTTAGTCAGCATGAATATTGATGTATTTTTGACGCCGCAATTTGTTCCTTTTGAAGAGGAAATTAGTGCGGCAATTTATAGAGATTTGGCTGTATTTTTCAATCTACAGAATTGGCAATATGGACAAGCACTAAGAACAATTGATGTTTTAAAGGCTTTAAATAATATTGCTCAGCCATATCGATATGACATACAATTTACTGTGGATAATGAGAACAACCGAAACCCAAATGAAGTAATAGTTAATTTTTATGAGATAATAAGACCTGACAGCATCACTTTGCGGTTTCATTATGAGTAATGGAGAAACATGGCGATAGTACCATATACAAACAGTCCTACTGTCACTGATTCAATACTTTTTGACCTATACACCCCGGGTCTAGACGGTTGCTTTACACAAGTTCCAGAAAGTTTCGACACTATAAAAATATTTTTTATATCAAGAAGTCAGACTAATCAAAAAGATTTTTCAACATCGCAAATTGATGTTTTGCCAGTTTTGCAAAGGCAGTTGTATGAAGTGGAACAAGAATACTGCACCACTGAAGACCAATTGACCAGACAGCAAATATTAATTCGTAAGGATAGGATAGAATCCGAAATAAGAAGCAGAACTCTTTATCCCAACAGAACTAATACTACTGACGTAAATACAACTCTGCCTAATAACGCAATATCAGAAAATGTGCAATTGCCAACATTTGGCGGTAACACCACATACTATTCCGAAGCAGTATTGGCTTATTGTGCTGGGGAAACTTGTGCTCCGGGCAACTTGCCAATGTGGATTTATGGCGAAGATAATTCTGCTTCTTTGATTCAACAAGTAACTGACGATCCGGTTTTGTCAAATGGTCATTTCAGATTTATTTGGGAACCGGGACCAATCAAAGAAGGCGACTATTACATTTGCTATAGCTATACCATGCGATTATCTGCATATAAGAGCCAAACTTATACTACATATCTCCATTTTTACATAAGACCCGATATCAAGAATGAAGTTGCAATACCATCTCATGGATGTCCCCCAGAAAAATACATGACTTTGCTCACAGCATATATGCCGAGAATGTACGATACAAATTATGCCAAACAGGACAAAAGCGTATTTACTTTGACAGCTCTCAACAATTCCGTTGCAAAGGCTTTTACCGGGCTAGATGACCAAGCAAGCAGATTAATTGACATTTTGAATGCGAACTGTACGCCAGAGCCATATTTAAACTATTTGGCACAAATGTTTAGCTTGAAACTTATGGGAAACGATATTACGAGATGGAGAGGGCAAATTATAACCGCTGTGCCACAATTTAAGCGCAAAGGCACATTAGAATCTTTGATGCAAGCTTTTGACCAAGCCGGTATATTTTTAAGCGAGTATTACCAATATTGGCAAGTTTCTGTGCCTCAGATTTACACCCAGACTTTCGAATTTACAGACGTGTTTGTTTTTGAGTTGGCGAAATATACAAGTGATGCACTTTTAGCGGATTATGGCCCAGATAATCTTTTTGTTCTTGAACTGGCAGAAGTGGCGCTAAGCCCATTTGAATTTAGACAACAAAGTACAGCCCTTATAAACTTTATTCAAAACGGCGATGGAACTACCTCTATGGTATGGGATTCCTACGCTAAAAATTTACAGAAGGGCGACCGAATCAAAATCACCTATGTTACAGAGAATATGACAGCTCAGCAGGTGCAATTATGTCAGTATTTCCTACAAAATTTGATCTTACAAGATGACAGAGATTATTTCCTCATAACCCCTAATATGCCGCCAAAGAACTGGAATATGCGTTTGATTACTTCAAATGACAGTTATTTTGACAGCTTTGTTCCTACAAGAAACCCATTTTACAATCCTGTTGTATTCGGACAAATAAGAACAGAATTTCCCTACAGCGAAAATGTTTACAACATGGATGAATATAATGGTAGTTTGAGAAACAGCACCGATCCCGGCGATATGGCCAATGACTATGAAGAAGGTTGTTCTGGCACGATAAGCGCCGACTATGGCATAAGTGTGGTAGTTCAAGACTTGAGCGACTTTAGACTAGATGAAGTAAGAACGATACTGAATAATTACACGCCATTTCACTCCATCTGCCGAACTTTAAACTTTGTCGGAAGTGTAGTAGATTACATATTGCCGCCAGTAGAAACAATAAATTGGCTAATGAAATATGACTATTCAGAATATCTTATTGCCGGCGATGCACAGATGGCATTTAATAGAAAAACCATGTGGTATGACTTTAGTGGAGACCCATATGCCAGCACGGACCCGGCAACCTTAGGAAGAGTAAACTATATAAGAACTGATTTTGCAGAAGAAGTAGTTACGCCAATTGTTACAGGAAGCATTACTTTATGGAACAAAGACTTAATTCTTTCTCCTGTCACACAGGTAGTTAATTATCAAAGTTTACTTATAGATCTGAACAATTGCCTATTTGAAGTGCTAGATGGTGTGGATTCAGGGTCATATGATAATCCTTTTGAAGAAGTTCAGCCGTATAAGCTAATAATTAAGCCTACAAGTGCAACTGCAATTGACCCTGTAGTTTCAAATAGCTTTACATATAGAATATCTAATTTAATAATTAGCGGCAATTTCTCTATATCTAATTCTTATCAGTTTTCTATAGCAGACAGCAGCGTGGACTACTTAAGTTATGACATTAAAACTGTATATCAGGATGGCGCTTCGATTGCTTGGCAAGTAAGAATTGGCACAAACAATTATCCTATACTGTATGTCAATAATAATACAATTTTTATAGAAAATAATTCAATTAATCCATTGAGTACGACCTCTGCCACCGGCCTTTCATACTCCATAATTAATCCGCTTGTAATCAATCCGGTGGTATCTTCGACAACAGGAATTTACGATGTATGCAAGATAGCAAAGGTGACTAGTAGTGGTACGGGTGCTCAAAGTTTAGCCAGTGTTTGTGTGCCAGTTCCTAGTCAAAACATGTATTTCACTGATGACGGTGTAACATTCTACAAGTTTTACAGTCTAGACCAGAATGATACTTTTTCATTTTACATCTTGGGATACAACATAGGCCTTACATCAACATTAGTTGTAGGCAAGGTTTATAATAGATTGACAGAAGCCTTGGGAACTTTTGAATTTGATGGCATGCTTGCGCAATCAAGTTGGCCTACCTTCTATAACAGCGAAACCGTTGTAATTAGAAGCGATTTGATTCCCGAACAATGCTTATTAGATGTCGATTATGGCGTTAACACTTATACTTACACTTTGCAGGTTGACTTTGGATCTTCCTCATCTGTTACACCTACAAAGGTTGGATTGCTAGGATATTTCGAAAGTATAGGAACAGTAGACACAAACCCTTCTGGTCTCACGGCAACTTGCAACCTATATAAATTCAACACTTTTGCTGCTCCGCCGGTTGTGCCCGCACTTTCTGGACAAAACTTATACTATGTTACAAGGGCGGGCCAAGAAATCTGGAGCTATGATATTACTTCTGTTCCAACCTTTGCGATGGGCTTAAGTGGCATCAATGAAGCTGGACGACCCGTTGATTTCGTAAAAAATAACGAAACAATTAAATTTAGTGTAGAATTTAGTGATGGACAAAAAGCTGAAGGAGAATTCAAATGATCAATAACGAGTTAGTAAAAGCCAAAGGCAGTATAAAGATTGACATAGAGTATAATAACGGCAAAAAATTCACGCAGTTATGTGATAATGTGGTACTAGTTTCTGGCAGGGAAGCGTTGGCCAAGTCCCTTACTAATACATTAGGAACTTGTCCGGCTGCAACTACTACTTCTACGGGGGATCTAGTTCCTTCTCTTTACATAAATGCTATGGTTTTCGGCAATCAAGGAGTTGACGGCACCCTCACTCCCAAGGTTGTAAGCCCCGCCAGAACAAGCCTTTATGGGCCAGCGATAGCCAGTAAGCCTGTAAACAGTTATGTGGACGGAACTGTGACAACAAATGCCGTTTTTGTGGCCACCTTGTTGTATGGTGACGCCGTTGGATACAATGTGAATGAAATGGCCTTGCAGTTGAGCGACAATACCTTGTATAGCATGGTAACATACCCCAATTTGTCAAAAACGGCTGATATGCAAGTAACTTTCACATGGACTCTATCTTTTGTTTAAGCATATTTGATGTAAAATTGCTATACGGCGTAATAAATATATATTATGCCAAATTTGCCAAACAACGTGCCTGTATATGAGCCTAATCAGCCATACTACTACACATTTGATAATACGCCAATAAATGCTTTGATTCAAAGAGATGATATAATAAATGCTCAAGTTGACATCAACACGCAAACATTAGATGTTGCTGGTGGTAATGCCGGAAATTTACCTACCAGATTGAATCAAAGCATGGATAGCTACGGCAATCTTTTGTCTCTAGCTGTAAATGATTCGATGCATAACATCGGCTACCACGTTGATGGCATTGGCCCCGATTACGTTCAGTATGTGAGAATGACGGCTGATGAGCGTGCTAAACTTGCCTCGGTTGATGAGAATGCCACCAACTTGGCTATCACAGTCCAACCAACTGCGGTTGCTGGATATAGCAGCCCTGCGTTGCCAGCAGTTGCTTTCGATAATGGCTTTTTAAATTTTATTCCTTCAGATACTGTAACATGGTCTATATCTGACGGCCAGAAGATATCGGCCAATGTAGTTGCCCAGCCTGACGGCCACATACATTACGATAATGTAACTCCTGTCAGCACTACGACAACTCCTGACTATATAAATTACTTTACAGGAATTTCTGCTGCTTTCGAGACAAACAGTTTGATGGTTTACATTAACGGGGTAAGAATTTTTCCAAGCAATCTGGTTTATGTTCCTACTTCTAATCCTTCTGACCCTTGGGTGCAAAACAAATTTACTCCAAATGTCACAAAAACAGGTTTTGCTCTGCAAAATGCAATTACAGCAGCCGATGTCATCATCATTGATTTTAGAATAAGTGCGAGTTGAAAGTTTGCGGTAAAAAGCGTCTAATGGTTCATCAAAAGAGGAAGTGAACCATGCTTTACCAGTCGAGCAAATTGGACATGACGATTGCGGTTCTGGCACATGAAAAAACTATGTCTGACATCAAACGAACTTTCGATTCCTTTGCAAATTTGCAGTTTGATTACAAAAGAATTTTATGCGTTTCTGAACAGAGCGAAATAAGCAGCCCCATTTTTGACAATACCGTTTTGTGTAAATCGGGCAACTGCATGACAAGCCTGATCGATGCTGCTTGTAAAATTGCAAAAACAGAATGGTTGTTTTTTGTTTTTGCAGGCTCTTACATGCCAAAAAATGCAGACAATAAAAATTCCAAGTACGCACAAGACTACAAAGACGTTGTTTTTCCGGTTGTAAATAGGCAATGGAATTTCGTGGATGCCACCATGAATGGACTTTTAATAAGCAAACAATTCCATCAAGAAGTTGGTGATTTTGGCAGTGGCAATCAATTAGATATTACTAAATTAATTTGGGCCGATAGAGCAATTCAAAAAGGCGTAAAATTCAAGGCTATAGTTGGAGCAAAATTGACATGAATGTGCAAGAAAAATGTGAGATAATTCTTACTAAACACAAAATACCCAGTTGCCATTCTAATTTTCAAATAAGAAATTTTATAATTGGCAAGGAAAGTAGTCCAATTGCAAAACTGTGGCAATGCATCAGAGAACTACAGGCAAGACAAGAAACTATAGAGGCTTTAGAAAACGATTATAAGGATCTGCTTGATAACATAGAAATTGCCAAATTAGATTTGCAAGAACTTGAAGAAAGCGTAGATGAAGTTATCACAGAAAAAATAGGCATTTTACACAACAAAAAGAAAACCATTCAAATAAGAAAGCAAAATAGAAATATAGAAAGATTACATAAAAGTAAGAATAATTTGGACAATCAAAGAAATAATATTTTGAAGGAGATGAGGGTTTTAATTGAAGAATTTGATAATTTGACAGCAGAATGCCCTTACAAGGACTTTGACGATGAATCTGCCCAGCTGGAATATTGGACTGAGAAGTTTCAAAAAGAGATAGTTTTGACTCAAACTTTGGGTCTACCTCCTAACCCAGAGTTGCTGAAAAGCTGTTTGGCCCTTCCAGAAAACAGCGAACTTCGTAAAAACATCGAAATAGCCTTGTTGCAAGCCAATAAAAAACTAATCAAAGAAAATAACTAATGTATGGCACTTGTAAAACTTAGCAGTAATATAGCTGGATATACGAATGGCGATCTTTCAGTATATCCAGCCGCTTTGGATGGATTCGGCAACCTTTATGAGGTGTACAACAACAGCGTCACCATTACCAAGGGTGCTACATCTATTGTTGCGGACGTACTAATTGTAGATAATACTGATAATTTTCCTCCTCAAGGGATTGTAAGATTAAGTTTGCCGGGTAAAAAAGGCACCTCTGTAGAATTCGTTTATTATCAAAATAAGACAAGAAATACATTTTATAATCTAAACAGGGGTTTTATGGGCACGAAAATAAATTCGTGGCCAATCAACACTGCAGTAGAAGGCGGCGTGTTTGCCGACCACCACAACTCATTAAAAGACGCAGCCTTAAATATAGAGACATTTGTAGGCGTTGAGGGTAGCACGGATGTAACCACTGTGACTGGCTTGCTAAGCACTCTTGAAAACCGGTATCTAGCTCCTATCCCAGCTTTCAGGGCTTATCCACTCAACGGCATACCCCCTTTGACAGTAAATTTTCATTGCTTCACAAACAGCTTGATAAACAGGTTTTTCTGGGATTTCGGCGATGGCAGTGCAAGTTATGAGAAGAATCCATATCACACATATATAAAACCCGGCAATTATACTGTACAACTCAGGATTATTTCTGATCAAGGGGGTCAAGGAGTAGCAACTAAATTGAGCTACATAAGCGTAGCCGATAATTATACCACTCCTTTTGGTTATGTTTTGCCGGTTACAGGAAAGAGTATTCAAACAGATTCGGTGTCTCCAACTACTTTTACTTTTTATGATCAAACAGAGGGGCCAATCATAAACCGACTCTGGCAGTTCGGGGATGGAACCAGTTACTTGAGTGAAGACCCAAATGTCATGGTCACTTATCACCAATATGCCAAGCCGGGAACTTACAAACCATCAGTATTGATTACTATTGAAGGAAATATAGTGACTAGAGCAATTTTTTCTGAGACAGTGGAGGTAACTTAATGGCCATACCAGAAATTACTTTCCCTGTAGCGTTAGATACATCAACCAATCTATATAATGTTGCGGACGCTTTGTCTTTGCCTCTTGCAAGAGATTATACTCCCGGCGATACCACAGTTTTTGTTGCGCCAGATCCCGTAATTATGGCCCAGTTTCCTGACACTGGAATTATAACTCTTACTGAAAATTGCAGCCCCACAGAATACCGTGCAGTATCTTTTTACTACGCCGCCAAAGACAACATCAATTTTACATTTACAAATTTAACCGTTTTGGATGAGACCCCCGATGTTACCGAGAAGAAAGCTGGCGTCACCAAGGTGTCGATGAATGTTACAGCACAGCATCATAATGCAATTAAAAATGCCGCCTTGAGCATTGAGGGATACTTGGGAGTATCAAGTGACTTGGGAGTTTTGCCTTTTGAGGGAACAATTAATGGTAGAACTAATTTTTTGCTAAAAACTGTTTTTACACCAAGAGCTTGGTTTATAGCATTTCCAACTTTAGGTAAAATTACTCCCGGTCTTGGCATGGAAGTTACTTTTACGAGCTACTGTTTATATTTAGGCGAAGAACTGCCTGACAATACAGTTACATATAAGTGGTGGTTTGGAGATGGACAGCCATATACAAGTAGCACGCCTGATTTGACTACAACAAACCCAGTAGTCACACACATATACTTAGAACCAGACATCTACAACGTGCAGATGCAAGTCACTAATAAATTTGGAAGCGATACAGTGCTTTTTAGAAGCATGATTGATGCACTTTATCTGGCACCGGAAGCAGCAATCATTGTTGTCGGCTGGCCCGGAACGGCACCAACCGATCCATCAAAACCGGGACTTCTAAACTTTCCCACCAGAACTCCCCCTTACATAAAAGCCCCCGCTGGAGCTTATATCGATGTTTATACATCCGATTTGCCCGTAGTAGGCTCGGACCCCCTGCATGCCGAAAACGGAGAATACTTGGAAGAAACCTCTCCTTTGGTTTACACGCCAATAGATGCAATAGTATCTTATACATGGGATTTGTCTGATACTTTATCTCATGGAACAACTAGCCCTGCAACAAAAGCCCTTTACACAATTGGTGGCGATTATCAAGTTGTATTAAGAGTTGACACCAATTCTGGGGCATACAGAATTACACAAAATGAAAAGTATATAAACGTCACAGAAAGACAAAATGCTTGGTTGTTTACTTTTGCGACAGGCACTAATGATGTGTCGGCTTCTGAACTTGGTTTTTTGAATGAAACATTTAAAACCAAACAAATTACCTACGGCACAATAACAAAAGATTCTTCGTTTTTGGACTACATACCAGATCCAAAAAATAAAGCTAGAGCTATAAACCAATTTAATACTAATAATAATTTAAATGCTATCAGTAGCACTCCTTCTGGATTAGATGGCTTTTGCTTACTTTCTTGGGCAAGCGGCAGGTCGCCATCTCAAACATCAACAAGCGAAACAATTAAGTGTTTAAATTATAACGGTTTTCAAGAAACATACGATGTCCCGAGTGGATTCGAATTCAGTAGACCTTGGAACTGGATTGCATTTAATGGCCCTAGTGTCAATTACTACATTTTGGGTAATGCTGTAAACCAGCCAGCAGGAAGTAGTCCTACAAACCTGAATGTTTCTATGCAGAATTTGATCAATGGAACTGTGCAAAATTATTCTCTGAGTGCAGCGAATTTCATTGGTTCCGCAGATCTGCTGCAAAACAATGCGGCATCTTACGATACATTTGGCACAAATATCACAGGTGATTACAGTGCATATAGAACCGCACTAAGAGGAAGAACGGGCTATATACTTAAAAACACAACAGTCGGCCAAGACTTCATGATTAAAGCATTTTTCTCAACTAAAGAGTCTGCCAGCTTGCTAATTGATAGTTTTATAAGACTACCAGACATGACTGGCCCGGTCAAGACACAGGGGCAGCTAGTAAATTTATCTACTGGACTCTTTTTCTTCAATAATACTGGGTCGGTTATGCAATTCGACGTAACGGCAAATGCGTGGAGAACAGGTGGGCCGGGGTACAACTCTATTACATTTTCCAATCTACAGGATAAAACTGTGCCTGATTACGACAATGAGAATAATCCACTAGTGGCAACTACTGATTTTGCAAATAATGCTTTTTTGAGTTTTGATTATAGCAATAATGCATTTATAAAGTTTAATGACATAGATCTGTCTTTTTCCAAACTGGCAAGTAGGCCCAGCGGAACACAATGGCTTTTTAGGTCATACTAACAGCGGGGTATTTTGGGAACTATA